TTATATTTCCAAGAACAGCAGGAGAATTAAATTGTCTTGGTTCTTTTTTAATGTAAGAGTAAAAATATTTACTAGGACACATCTCATATGTGTCTATCCTTGAATAACTAAATTCAGAAAGAGTTAGTTTTTGAAAATCATCTAGGTCACTTCTTTTTTTTATTATTAAACTCACTTTTATCTTTCATCTTCTGGATAAGTAATTACATTACCCTTTGCGTCGTATTCTATTCCGGTTTCATCTATCGTATGTCCGGTCTTAATGTTTCTAAACAAGCCTTCTCCGATAGATACCCAACCAGAGTCACCCATTTCCATGAAGTCATCCTCAATGTATGGCCACATATTCGCCTTCTATCTTAACTTTGCACTTAGCAAATTCTTCTATATTGTAATAGTAATTTAAAACATCACGTATACTCTTTAATTCTTCTTCCGAAGCAAATATGCCAACTACTCCAGATTGAAGAAAAAATCTATTCCCCAATGGTTCATCATATTCTATTAGAGTAACGTTATCTTTTATAACTCTTCCAGATTCGTGCATCATATTAATCCTCATCTACTATTGTTATTGGGTTCCAGTTTGGATCACCCATTTTTTCTCTCATATCTTTAACGTAAGAGTCCCAGTCTCTTTCATCTTCAGATTTCTTTTCGTAAGTTACCTTACCTTTAAATGGGTTTGTTTTGAATCTAGTCATCAAAAGTTTGCCCTGTTTAGTCTTCCATCTTAAATTTCCATTTTTGCAATCGCAATAGTCATCTGGATCAGGGTCTGTTGTGCCATCGGGATCATATCTTCCTGAGCATGATTGACATTTTGTGTATCTACCCTTATCTTGGCACCTATTGCAAGAGGAGCAGAATGTCCAACATGGGTTCTCTGTTGGATTTTTATAAGTTCCTTTTATGGTCACATAATCTCCTTTAATATCTCTTCTAACTTTTCTTTTTGTTTTATAGAAGTAGTTTTATTAAACTTTAAATTGATAATTTTATCATCTTCTTTACATTGGAGGAATACATATGATCCTCCATTTGACTCATTAATTATATCATATAATTTATTTATATCTGATTGCTTAAGAGTCCCATTTACTTTAAGGTAAATTGGTTTTCCACCAGCAAAATTTGAAAGATCTAATTTGTCACATGAATTTAAAACTATTTTACTGACTGCATTTTCTTCATCCCCATCTTTACTAACAGAGCCTATTATTTTGATAACTTCCCCGTCACTAAAATATTCATCAGAATAGTTTTTTGATTCTCTTGGAAATACCAAAACCTCTATGTCAGAAGATATATCTTGTATATTAAACTTATACATCTTTGCACCTTTTTTGGTAACAAGTTTTTTAGAACCAGAAATAATTCCAGCTATAGAGACTCTAGATGATGCAGGCAATTCTGTTACCTCTATTATTTCATGTGAAATATTTTCAGAAAGAAGATCCCAAATTCCATCTACCGGATTTTTTGATATATATAGTCCAAGTTCATCTTTTTCTTTTTCAAGAATAGATAGTTCAGTTCTTCTTCCAAAGTCATCATCCAGCACGCTATCTATCAGCTCGTCAAAGGCTCCAGCTTTGGTAAGGTGCTCAAGTGTACCCTTTTTTAAAACTGCTGGATTAGTTCTTCTAAAGAAATCATGCATTGAGTCATAGGGTTTATTTTCATTTCTATTTGATAGCACAGCTTCTGATACCGCATACCCTATTCCGTTAATTGCAGCTAGACCAAATATAATAGTATTTTCATCTATGACACCAAACTCTTCTGTAGATCTGTTTATAGAAGGTGCAAGAACCTTTATGTTTCTCTTTCTGCAATCTGCTAAATACAAAGACTGCTTCTCTTTATTCCCAACTACAGAGCTCATTAAAGCAGCCATGTATTCTACGGTATAGTTTGTCTTCAAGTAACCGGTAATGTAAGAGATCATTGCATAGCTGGCAGCATGTGCTCTGTTAAATCCATATCCACCAAAGTATTCAATGTCAGAATATATTTTATTGGCCTTGTCTTCTGGCAGAGAAGAAACAGCTACGCACCCTTCAACAAACTTTCTTCTAAATAAAGAGATCTTATCCATTTGCTTTTTACCAATAGCCTTACGCAAATCGTCTGCTTCTCCAGAACTAAAACCAGCTAGCTCTCTAGCCACACCAAGAACATCTTCCTGGTATAGCATAATTCCCAATGATGGTCCTAATACTTTTTCTAGCTTTTCGTGATCGTATTCAACTTTAGATCTATTGTGTTTTCTATCTATAAAAAGTTTGTCCATTCCAGAACCCATTGGCCCAGGTCTGTACAGTGATATGAGTGCCATTATGTCTTCTATATTTTGTGGCTGCAGTTGAACCATCAACTCTCTCATGCCAGATGACTCAAGCTGAAAAACGCCTATAGCGTTACCCTTACCAAGCTCTTCGTATGTCTTCTTGTCGTCAAGAGGGATAGACTCTATGTCTATGTTTATCCCTCTACTTTTCTTAACTATCTTCACACATTGGTCTATAACTCCAAGGTTTCTCAATCCCAAGAAGTCAATCTTTAACAGTCCGCACTGCTCAACTCTACCCATATCCCACTGGGTGACGACTGGGCTATCCGCTCCTTTTTTCATTATAGGAAGATATTCCGTTAATGCTCCCTTTGATATCACTATGCCGGCAGCATGTATTCCAGTTTGCCTAACCAACCCCTCTAATCCAAAGGCTGTTTCTACTATAGTCTTTGATTCTTGATTGCTAGAGTATTCTTTTTTAAACTCTGCAACCTCCATACACTCTGATAAAGACTTTGATACACCTAGCACTGGTGGTGGAACAAGCTTTGCTACTCTATCTCCAACAATAAATTCATGGCCTAAAGCTCTCGCAGCATCTCTGATGGACTGTCTTGCTCCAGTCCTATTGAACGTGCAGATGTGTGCAACATGGTCTTCTCCATATTTACTTCTTGCGTATTCAATAACTCTATCTCTGTGTCTATCGTCAAAGTCGAGGTCGATGTCCGGCATAGACTTTCTTCCTTCTACCAAGAATCTTTCAAACATCAAACCAAATCTAATTGGATCAAGATTGGTGATATCAAAAGCGTAAGATAGTACACTTCCTGCAGCAGATCCTCTTCCCCAACCTACTCTAATGTCGTTATCTTTTGCCCATCTAACAAGGTCTGATACAACCAAAAAGTATTCAGGAAAACCCATATCTTTGACTACTCGCAACTCATGATTGGCTCTGTCTAATATATGATCAGGTAGTGGGTCTCCATACTTCTTTTTTAAACCCTCCCACGCAAGTCTTTCAAAGTATGTTGTTGAATCTTCTGCTGTTGGTATTGGGAAGTTTGGGAAATGCATATCTCCAAAATTTAAATCAACATCAATCATGTCATTTACGTGCATTGTATTCCTAAGAAGTTCATCAGAAAAAATAGAAGCCATTTCATCATATGACTGTAGATAAAACTGGTCTCCAGAAAAAGAAAATCTATTGGGAGTATGTATGTTTGAGTTAGTTGCTACGCAAAGCATTATGTCGTGGGCATTTGCATCGTGCTGATGGACGTAGTGACAGTCTCCCGATGGGACAACCTTTGCTCCAATATGATTAGCTAATTTAATTAGATCAGGTATGATAGTAAGCTGCTCTTGGATCCCATGATTTTGAATTTCTATAAAGTAATTCTCTGCGCCTACAATTTCCTGCATTGATGTAGCATGCTTTAGGGCTGTGTTGTAATCTTTTCTTAAAAGAGCTTGCGATACTTCTCCATTGAGACATCCTGATAGTACTATGATTCCATCTGAATGTTGCGATATTAAATCGTGATCTATTCTAGGTTTAACATAATAACCCTCAGTGAATGCTCTAGATGACATCTTAATTATATTATGATATCCAATATTATTTTTAGCTAATATAGTTATGTGATACGGCCCTCTTTGCTCCCACTCATTCTTTGAAGGACCTGATCTCTCTTCTTCATCTCTATCAAATCTAGTCTTTCTAGCTTGATAAAATTCAGAACCAAGAATTGGTTTTACTCCTGCAGCCTTTCCAGCATCATAAAAGTCTAACCACGAATGTATATTTCCATGATCAGTAGTAGCTAATCCAGTCATTCCCAATGACTTAGCTCTTTCTAGATATTGTTCTACACTACCATGTCCGTCCAACATAGAGAACACAGTATGGTTGTGTAAGTTGGTCCAGTTTTTCAACCTAATCCTCTTTTTCTTTTAATTGCTTTTAACACATTTTGCACTTCGCTTCTATAGCACACTGTCACTGTTCCACCACAGTATTTGCAAACAGCTGAGTGGCCTTCTTGGGCAAAAACGCTATTGTACATATACTTGTCAGGCTGTTGATTGCCACATTCTGTGCAAACACCTACTGCATCGTCTTCGTTACTCATATCCCTCCTTTCTTGGTGCAGGACCATATGCAAATCTAATTGGCGATGGAGAAGATTTTTCTTGAGTTTCTATAAATCTTCCATTGACTTTTACGTATTTATTTCTTTGCTCTAAAGAACACTCTCCGCATCCAACGCCAACTGAGTTTGCTCTTTCACATGTATATGGTCTACCACCGATAGACATTTGTCTTCTTTTTATCCAATCATTAATGTGAGAAGATGATTTAGAAAAGTTATAATCTTTACATTGTGAAAGTATCTCATGCAAATACTTAATAGAATCTTCCGTGTAGGTAAGTATCGAACATAAAAATAGTCTTGCTTCATGCTCCAAGTAACCATCGTCTATTGCCTGTTGATGAAGTCTCTTTACTGCAGAGCATTTATTTAACAAGTTATCTTTATTAAATACCTTAGGAGTTTCCTTCAGATCTTTAAAGGCTTTTGCCCCATACTTGTTAAAGTACTCTAATGGATCGTCTTTTCTTTTTTCATGTTCTTCTATATCATAAGTGTATTGTCTATACCACTCATTAGCTTTATAGTTAAATTCCTGTTTACATACTTCTAAGGAGGAGGGACTAGAACTATATTCTTTAATCGCATCTATTCCCTTTGTAAATATGTTCTCTTTCGCATTTGGATTTAAAAGAGTTTTGTAATAACCAGTACTCTGATGTTTTGAGCCAGCTAATCTCCACATTCTTCTTGCATCATACACACTAAAGTCTAAAGTATTTAAACTTAACTTAGACTTTAAGTCATTAGCAATAAATCTATATATCTTAGGAAGACTATTCGACGGGTTTATGCCTAGACAAATTGGTTCACACTCTATGTGAAATCCTTTTTTGCCAGTAAAATAAACTAATACAGAACTCTCTGGTATGTACTGGATTAAATGATTATAGAGCTTGATACAGTCCTCATACGCCTCTGCTATAGACTCGCTGTCTATATCAAAGTAAAGCGGACCAAGCCTTATTGCCTCACTTATATCTTGATTATTGTACGCAAAGACTGATGTATATATGCCAGTGTTATCGTTACTGCTAGCATATGGAGGTATCTCTTCCGCCGTAAGTATAACTGGTTGGCCATTCTTCTTGTCTCTAATCACCCTATTCAGAGATGGAACGAATCTAGCTACTTCGTAATATTTCCATTGTGAAAGAAACTTATTCTCTTCAACTTCTATTTTCATATAATGGTATTTTACCAGATTCTTGCTTTGAATTCCATAAAATCATCTTATTATCTTCTATCATTTCTTCTGAATGAGTTCTATAATATACAGATTCTTCTATGAAATACTCCATTTTTTTTATTGCAGTAAATCTTTTTAATAAACGATCATCAGTTTGGTTCATCTTTTTCCGTCTTCCATCTGTCTAGCTTTATATTTTCGCCATCAACAATGTAATGCACTTTCGATGCAACGTTGTCTGCTAGGTGAACTATCATATCCATATATGTAATAGGAACAGTTTCTGGCACCGGAGACCATGGGCCGAGGTGACATCTTACTAGTCTCAGGATTGACTGGACTATATCTTCAGACACAAAAAGGGTTGAAGACTGAGATTCCGAAGCATAGTTTTTATCATCTTCTTGACATTTTTGAACTAGTCTGGCAACGGTATACGGATGCATTGGATCATAATGAAAAGAGTCTTCTCCCTCAAGCTTAATACCCTTGGTGACATCGTGTAGTATGCACGCTGCAAAGACTATATCAGTATCTTCCTTAGATAGAGAGTAAGACTGACACATTATTTTAGCTGCTCTAACAACTCTTTTTGTATGAAGAACATTGCCACCATAGTTGTGTTCGTCAGCTGGATGGTATTTTCCAGAGAAGCTTGATGGTATAGACCAAAAACTAGAAGCTCTTAAAAGAATTGATCTTACAAAAGACTTTATAGACTCATCAAATATATAGTTAATTTCTTCTAAAATTGGCTCAAGTATTTTGTCTTCATCTTTTTTTGGTACTACGCTATTATTTTCTGATAAAATTTCATCAAGTATATTATTTGACATTTATCTGTCCATCCTTTTTTGTACTGATATTCCATTTAGAACACACTGCATCGTGCGGACATGAAGTGCAGTATGAAATCATGCCTCTTCTAGGTAGAAACAATTTATCTTCGTGCAGCGTAGAACACCATGCGTCTACCGTTTCAAGATCTTCTTTTTTGCTTTCAAACTTAGTAAAGTTTGGCTTAGGATTCAATAAGTCATAGTAACCAAACTCTGTTATGTCTATTTTATTACCGTACTTACTGAAATAGCTCATGTTCATGACGGCAAAGTCTGTGGAGTACAAGTATTGCTTCTTGAATTTAATATTAAAGACCCATTTAACTACGTATACTTTTTTGTTATGATGATATATTAGATCAAATTTGTCAGTAACAGCAACTTTATTATTGACCGGCACTATAAATTCTTCATCTATTGCTATGGGTATGATTCCACTGTCTGAAAAGTTTTCTGATATAGCTAACAAAGCTGAAGCTGCTCTACTAGTCAGGCTTGCATTGTTGCCATAAAAGCTTTCATGTTGCTCGTGTGTTATATCGTAGGCTGTAGTACCTTTGGGGTACCATATTTTCTCCCATCTATTTAATAAGGAAGCATATGATGGAACTGAACCTGATTGCTTTTTGTAGAAGAAGAAATTAACAATACTCTTTAGGGCATTTTCATATCGTATGTACGTAAGATCTCTTCCACCTATCTTCTCGGTAAGCTTATCTACGTGTCTGTAATCGTACAGTCTTCCACATAGCTGATAATCTTTTAATTCTTTAACTGTTAGTTTTAACATAATTTCCTAAATCACTCTCATTGAATCAGCTAGATCGCTGACATCAAAATCTGAATCTTGTTTGTAGTTGTCTTGAGTAATTGCTTCGTACTCTTCATATGTTTTTCTTTCGTCCACATATCTTACTAAAGGAGAATCGTAAACAAAAGTGGATCCTGTAATTCTATTTTTTGGTATCTGCAGTTGCATGATATTTTCATCTTCAGAGTCATCACCACTAGCTAGCTTTTTATCTGTAATGAATATTGTTACTGCACACTTTTGTTGTATAGCTAAAGAACCACCAGTGTCAGACTGTTGAACAACTTCTCTTTTTTCTTTCATTCTATTTGAGTTTTCCTGAGCAGTGATAATAAGCACACAGTTCATATCTCTAGCTAGCTTCTCTAAGCGAACCATCATCTCTTCAAACTCGCCCCATCGAGGTTTACCTTTTCCACCTCTTGTAAACATAGATTGGATTGTATCTATGACAATAACATCTGGAACACGATCGTCACTTCCCATAATGTCTCTAAGCCATCTCTCTAAATCTTCAAAGTAAGGAGTCTCAGGATCGTGTCTAACCATGAACCTATCTCCCCATTCATTAAGCTTATCTCTAAAGATTCCAAGATACTTACTCTTTTGTTCTTCGCTCCAGGTTGCTGACTCTTTGTAAACATTCTTTCCAATTATTTGAGTCATTAAAACTCTTTCCCAATGAGCAATAGCTTCCTCAAAGTTTACATACAACACCTTGTAGCCTGAATCGGCCCAGTGATTAATCAGACATTTTGCAAATGTACTCTTACCCTTTCCTGATCCTGCAATTATTGCATGAACAGCGCCTTTAAAGAATCCACCTTCATCAGTATAACCCATAGCTCTATTCAAAGATTTGTATTGAGTTGGCAAAAAGTTTGGTATCTCTAATAAGTCTTCTGCTCTTTTTGATATATCGTTAGCAGTAGTTACACTATCTAGAGGGTTGTAATTCAATTCGTTTTCAAGATCTTTAATATCAGAAGTGATCTGCGCTATTCTTGATATATCTTTTTCATTCTTTTCTCCCTTTTGGGTTATTAAGATCTGAAGCTCTTGTAGAGAATCTAATTGTTTTCTCTTATTGGCCTTGTGTTTAACCAACTTAGTAATAGACTCCGGTGTAGAAAGTTCCATGGACATTAGAATATCCATCATTGCGTCAACCCCAGATGTTCCACCTAAAGCAGAGTAAATATCGGTCTCTGAGTCTAGCCACACTTTAAAAGCTATAGGGTTTACTTCGTCTAGTTTTGTTGTATGATGATATGCCAGTAGTGCTTTATAGAACTCATTTATCCCAGTCTGACCGTGTATGGTGCCTACTATGTCTTCTGGCAAAAAAGCGTCAAAGAAAACTATTGCATCTTTTTCTCTAAGCGAAAGAGCAAATATCTGATACTCGACTGGGAATTCTTTTTCTTTTTGTTCCGTGTCTAGTTCAGTTTCCATCTTGTTTTCTTTTTTCTTTCATTGTTTTATAATAAGCTTTTCTACTTTCAGAGTTCTTCTTCTTGGCCTCTAAGTAAAATTGATTATTCTTTAATGTTCTTTTCTGAACACGCACTGGCACATCGGGTGCACTCTTTATGGCCTGTAACATTCTATCATAGACAGACTCTTCTGACAGGTTGTCATTGTATCTAAATACGATAAGAGCTATTCCTAACTCTTTGCACATCTGCATTTTTTTTTCATCTCTTTTTTGTGCTTCTTCAAATTCATATTTTGTATCAAAAAATCTTTGAGTATAAAAAAAATGCTGTCTACCATGATACTCTGCAGCCAGATTGTACTTTGGACAGTAGACATCTAGTCTTAGCTTATCACCTAGGTGATGCTCGTTAATGATTTCTTCCCCTGGTAAAAGTTTTTTCATAACTAGAGTGAGGGCAGTTTGGCCTCTTGACATCTTTTTATTTTTATCTTTTATCCAAGAAAGACCTAATTGTTTTATTCTTTTATTTAGGTCAGGAATTGAATATGATAGTTCTGCTGCTATTTGACTTGTAGATAAATTGCTTTCAAACAAAAGATCTTTGAGAAACTCATCATCGTCTTGTTGTTCTTCCCATTTTTTCTTCAAGTGCACCCTCTTTATTTCTATCAAATGCTCGTGCTACAGTTAGTGTTTTTCCAAAGTCTAAGATTGACATCTTTGTTTTTTCCCAAAGCTTAGGAGCTATAGCGGAAGCAAACATGGGGCAATCAAGAATGCACATTTGATATTCGCCATCAAACTCAGACACTTGAGCTAGTATTGAATCCACCTTATCGTAAAAATCATTATATGGAACTTGTATGAATGCAGAATCTTTAGAAAAAAACTTTCCAATATTTGATTTATGCTGGAAAGAGATAACTAACACCTTGTTGTGCTTGAAGTAGTACTGCATGAATGTTTTAAATATATCATAGTCTTCATTGATATAGTTCTCAAGAAAGCATGAATCATAAAATACTTTATCTTTTAGGCCAACCTTGCTAAGCTTATCCTGCTGTGAATAGATAAAATCAGGTTGTATTCCTGCAATATAATGAGGATCGTTAGAGGTAATACTAGTTAGTATTGACTGAACAAAATTCTTTGGTGGTTTTTTATCGCCCTTAATATCGCCAATAATAGAAAAAAATGAAGATCTTGTATATGATACAAAGGCAAATCTTTTTTTCTTTTCTATAAGATCTGTTACTTTTATTATTGTTTCTTTAGTGTTATATGTTTTCATTTTAAGTTCCAATTTACTAGTACGGGATTAGGGTCTATTATAGATTCGATATGTTGAATGTTATGAAACTCACCTTTGTCTATGGACATATATCTTTTATGCTTCATAATCTTATCTTCATCTCTGAGGTAACCAAGGTGCTGCATTGCAAGACCGGAGTGAACCCAATAGTTTTTTTGCTTTAGCCAATCAACAACATATGTTGGCTCAGAACCACAGGCTAGTTTTTTATCTAGAAAGGTGCCACCATTTGTATATCTAAAAATTCTAGAGCTGTTATTTGGAGCCCATAATTTGTCAACCCTATACTGAGTTTTGTTCCACATATGGTAGAACCTAACATTGGCGACATCATAAGGGTTTGACTGTAAGACTTTTTTAATCTCTACACCATCTTCATGAAACAACATTTCGTCGCAATCAATTGCTATGATCCAGTCACCTTCTTTGGCTACTGTTTCTAAATTTTTCCAAGCATTGAGTCTAAGGTGACCCTCGTGTTTTTCAAACATCGTTTCATTACTAGTAAAAACCTGCGCATACTTAGATGCAATTTGTACTGTGTCATCCTCTGAACAGTCATCTGTGAATACTATCTTATCCACTTGAGTAGATAGTCTTTCAAGTACTTTGTCTAAGAATCTTCCTGATTCATTTTTTCCAACCATTTGTGCTATTAGCATATTTCCTCTTTATAAATAAAGTGGAGGGCCAGGAAAAACCCAACCCTCCACTTACAGCAATTAATATCAGGCCGTGAATTCTTCTAATTGCTCACGTGCTTCTACTGACGAAATGCGTTCAATTTCTGTTGACTTAAACAAAAGCTCTCCATCAGATCCACGACGACCCATGGCCACCTTCTGTGCTTCTGTCTTGTTATTGGCCTTGACCAAGCTAGTTGTTGTAACAGCAAAGTATTTGAACTTATTGTCTGACATTATTTTTTCCTTTTATTTTGTTGGATAATGGATTGCTATATATTCTATAGCATCTTGCAGGGTATCTGCAAGTCTTGTGGCCATATATTTCATATATGGACGATCTTTATTTTGATTAGAGCACATCACTACTGTTGGCTGATTGTTGATTTTTGCCCAAGCCATTTCGTAATCAGTACCTATGTAAGCTCTATTCTCTAACATGTATTCTACCAGAAGAATATCTGATTTCTTCTGCATAAACAAATTTTTTTGTACAATTTCATCCGGAGACATAGTTTGATCTTCCGGTATAGCTGTTGGATCAAAAACTTTGTACCCGCGCAAAGACAACATGTATGCAGCTTCCTGTCTCCATCCTTTTGCGTAGTCTCCTACATAGTCCATAGCACCGGCTAAGTATACTGTAACGCTCATAGTGGCCAATGATATTCTAGGTCTGATGGCTCGTCAAAATATTGACAGTAATATTCATAATCTTTTCTAAGAAGATTAGACCTATGAGATCTATGAAACAAGTCTTGACCAAACCAATCTGGATAAACAATAGAAGAATGATTTACATCTTCAAACTTCATATTGTTTTTATATCCTCTATCTATCCATTCTAAGATAGTAAAATTTTGATACAACTTTAAAGCCTCTTCATATCCTGACCACATGCGTGTAACTGGATGGTTTCTCCAACCTTTAGTTGGCGTTCTTTCAAGTAGTATATTTAAAACTTGAAAAGTTTCAACACGCTGTTTTCCTAACCGACGATAGTCGAGAACTTTTACAGATTGTATAAAATCAGGGTATGGTAGAAACGTTTGCATTACTTATCTTTCTTAAATTCCTGGAATGTTTTATCACCTACGCCAAAATATTCTCTAGCTAATCCTGATGCAACAATGTCCGTATTTAGACAAGCACCTGATTCGTTATATACTTTGGCGAGTATTCTTCCGTATTTTTCATTCTTATCGATGATAGTCTCTATCTTAACCTTGTGATTTGCAGCTGTCAACCACTGGTCGGTAAACTCTTTTGCTGCAAGGCCCATCTTCTTTTCTTCAAGATTGGTAGTGCGACTCTCTGGTGTGTTTACTCCATAAAGTCTAACTCGACCATGTTTGAAAGTATCAAAACCTAGATCAATGAAAATATCAAATGTGTCTCCATCAATTGTTTTTTTTACTTCTGCGTTATATATCCAAGGGTTTAATTTATCTGTCATTTTAATCTCTTTCTATTCCTATGTGATCACATGCTTTTCTAAAAATTTCTCTACTTATAGGGAAGTACTTGTCTGCGTGACTAATGCCTTCTCCTGGCTTTGGCGTTGATGCATGCCAACTATGACCAATCGATATTGATCCATCATATACTACGTTATAGCCTAAGTGTCTTGCAAAGTAAGAGCACCAAGTTTCTTCATAGTAGTGTGGCGTTGGTAAGAAGGCTCCTGTTGCATCAGGGTATAGTTCTCGATACTTTTTATTATTAGTCATATCATCCCATACATCTCTTCTTACAAAGTATGCAGATCCTGACACTGTAACGCAATCAATCTGATCTTTATAAAGAGAGTCTTGCGGATCATGCTCTCTCCATCCCCTATGTTTAGGTTGCGTATTGGTACCGATTATTCCTGCATGAGTTATATAACCATACTCGTCTCTTTGCTTTGGCCCAAGTATGTGAATGTTTGGATTATTAGCAAATGCTTTTTCTATATTCAAACAGTCTTCGCTGGTCATCCAAACGTCTCCATTTAATACTCCAACTATTTCTGAGCTACTGTTAGAAGCCATGTAGTTGATTGCAGAAGAGTACCCTATGTTCTCTCTTAGGAATGTTCTATCAATTAGATAACGTTCCTCATTTTTTCTAAGCCAAGGAACAAAGTCATCTGTAGAATCATTGTCCATGATATAAAGGTTCCAGTTTTTTACGAGCGCACCATTTGGATTATAAACATCTGAATGCAGAGTATCCAAAAATCTCTGCAACAGTCTTCTTGTATTATAATTTACAACACATAAATCAATCATGAGTTTCTCCTAATACCATTTCTCTATGAGCCTTAGAAATAAGGGTTAGATTAAACGCTTCTTCATAGTTTAATCCAGAATTTATTAAAGATATAAATTCCTGTTTAGCACCATCTAGATCGTATAGGCAAAATTCCTGTAGTCTATTAAGGTATTGCATCCAGTTAACTTCATCTTTTTGTAAAGACTTTTTTCTAAATGATACGTTAGCTAATAAAGCGCCTATCAAAAAAGAAACTATAACTGTCTTTGTATACTTACCATTTTTCATCAGCATAATCTTCTTCCGGACTAAAATATGTTTCTCTAACATGTAATCTAATTTCATCTGCTATCTGAAGCCAAGATTTTTTTTGTTCTTTATCTACAGAATTTTTAGCCATAGAATCGTACATGGAAATTATGTGATCAAACCTATCCATATCAGCAACATATACTGCTTGTCCTGGAAGTACTTTTACATTAATTTTTTTCTTTGTATTTAATTTTTTACTCATCGCTTTGCTTCTTGTTCTTAATCTCTGCACTCATTATGTCTTCTTCTGGAACCTGATAAACACAAAGGTTGTTCTTGTCTGGCTCAAATGTAATAAATAAAACTTTTTTTTGCTTTAGCGAATACCCTTCCGGTGGTGGTGATTCTAGCGCAATCTTCTTTGAGGCACAACCAAAGACTTGGCTTAATCCCTCATATGTAACAATGTAATTTAATTTTCCAGCTGCCATTTTTCTATTCCAGTTAAAGATACTCCACATTTTTGGAGAAAATTATAAACGTTATTCCAATCTTTGTATTCAGAATTGACTAAATAGTATACTTCTTTTATCGTACTATTTGCTATCATTTTAGCACAGGTAAAGCATGGTGGTCCATTGATAAACATTTTTTTTGGATTTGAGCTATAGTCACAGTGCAGTAAGGCGTTTTGCTCTGCATGAATTGCTATACAATTGTCATAGTTAGATCCAGCTTCTGAATTTTCATACAGTCTTGGACATCCACCATCTTTACAATGGTCAAATCCACTTGGTCCACCATTATATCCAACACTAACAATATGATTATTATTGTCTAATAGAACTGCTGAGTATTGTTTTTTTGCACATGTAGAAAAAATATCAGCTATAGATTGACACATTTTCATGTACTGAACATTTTTATCCATATAAAATAAAACCACATACAAAAGCTAATGCAATAGATACGCTTAATAATATAATTCTTGTTTTATTATTCTTCTCAATATGGGCAGCAAATTGTAAACCGTTTGACCAATTCATTAATATGGCAAAAAGTAAGGAGAAAACTATCTTCACTACCATCTAATGCCCTGCCAGTAAAGACTTAAAACTTATTGGGAACAGCGGTTCTACAATTTCTTTTATAGCTTCAGCATATTTTTGTATCTCAAACTGCGATTCTTCTGCTAATCTTTGAGATAAGAATAATATAA